GTAACCAGGCTTGAGCGCCCTCTCCTGAATTAACAGAGAGTTAGCGTACTTGTCTGGAGTACTGTCGGTATCTCCGCGGGTTAGCTCCTTTCGCAGGAGCTCAAACCAATTTGGTTCGCGTCTGGCTAATGCCTTAGCGAATACCCGACGGATACGATATTCATACCTCTGAAGGTTTTTGTTCCACCTTCGTTGGAAATGAACGTCGTTACAGGCGCGATGACCCGAGGTGATACAGCCAGGAAGCTGCATCGCGGATCGCGGAAACGGTGATTGGTTGGCCTCGTCTAAAATACCGACGAGACTTCTACCATCCTTTTCTCCAAACTTGGCGATAAAAAGATTTGCCAAGTCTGCGTCTGTGACAATACTACTACTCGATGAACCGAAGGCTTTCCGCACTCGCACGGGTGTGACATCATAACCATTATGATAATCACCTCCACACGACTCGCGAAAAGGCCCCTCGACAAATGATTTTGATAAGTTGACCTTAAGGCCAACCGACTCAAGACCACTAATAATGGTACCTGCAAAACCTGCAGGTACAATTATATCATCTCCATATACGTAGATCGGAAAGAGCTTGGCAGTTACTCCACGCTCTAATCTACATATACACGCCGAAGCTATGGCCCAAAAGACCAAAGCCTCAACCGGAAAGCAACAAGAGCTGCCCATAGGGGCAAACTTTTGAAGCTCAATCACCCGACCACCAGGGAGTTTCGTGCGCTCAGAGCGACAAGCTCCTAACGCGTCGACCCAATTCTGGGGCAAAAGTGCCCGGATCAGGTTCATCGATACTCTATCTGATGCGTCTGATAAATCAAGAGTTGCCATGTGCCCAGATAAACTGGACTCGTGAGCCAACTGCTGATTCACCCCTTGGTCTACAAAATTAATGTAGCCCTTGGTCAGATGATGGGTCTCAAGGGTCTTGTATAACTTTCTCATGAGTCCCTGCTGAATATACATTAACTCAGCAGGTTCACAAGATATTATACGGGGGCCTCGAGAATCCTTTGGCACAAGACAAACACGTGCCATCGGATCTGACTCTACTGACTCCTTCAAGAGCTCGTAGTCATCACTAAGATGACTCAAAGAGTAGAAGAAGTAGTCAGGATATGAGAATTCAGCGTCTAACTTAGGATAATACCTAAGTCGGTGCCACTTCTCATGATTCACTGTACGGCAAGCGGTTGCACCGCCACCGTGACGTGGACGAATATCATGGGGATCCACATTGCAGAGGATCCTTGCGACAAGCGCCCGCGCTACGGCCACGTCGGGGTTGTTATCTAACATCTCCTTCGTGACAGCAGCAAGCTCCTGATCTATTCTTTCGAATTGATCAAGAAATTCTTGCTCAGTGTCCTGATCGTAGTCAACCTCCAGTTTATAGAAAATGTAAGTAAGTTGTCTTACACAATCTATAGCTACAGAGTCACCTTCAAGACCCCACCTGATAGCCATCCCAAGAAAATGTGGGATGCCATCCTCGGACTTAGAAAAATCCGAGGGCCCATCGAACTTTAACCCCTTACGGGCTAAAGAGAAATGAGCATCAAGTGCCCTACCAATAGTTGGTAGAGTACGGGTTAAGAAGGTTACCCCTTCGTTTGCTAAGCGTGTCACAAAGGTGGTTTTATCCATCTCATCAACATACTTAGCATAGCGTTGGTTAGACGCCAGGTTGATCCATACCTCGCGGTATTGATCAAGGCTCTTCCGGTCAACTATGTTATACATAGCCATACCTCCGAAGAACGTACCCATGGCCAAACCAGGTCAGTAAAACCCTCCCAAGCACCTAATAGTGTGTGGTGAGACGCTAGCGAGCCTCGATTGCGGACGGGTCGATAAATAAAGATCTATCGACATTCGTCCTAAGTATAACGGTGTAAAACATCATTATACCTATGAAAATCGAGGCCGTCAATACTCCTAGTGCGAAATACACCAGCCAATGAGAGTCATTAGACCTCATTGTTGAGTACCTTCGTTACGTTTGCATTTGAGCCGCCTTCGATTAAGAAGTCGACTAATTTGTTGACGTTCTCAAGAATGAGAGCGCCCGTAACCGCTGTACTAGGTGGGCGAACGATTACCATATATACGGAAATCGTCGCAGGCACTAAGAGCGCATCGACAACAGTTTCATCGATGCGTACCAAATGCCTAGCTTCGCCGCCCTTACCTGTCTCGTGAGAGATTGATAAGAGCTTTTGTGCCGGAGCCGTAAGGCCCGCCACAGAGTACTCAGCTTTATTCAAATCAGCCGCCCGGAGATCAAACACGCTTAAATTCGTGTCGACATCCGTAGCGGAGTCTTTGCTTAAGCTGAGGGAGGAGCCAAGGGACATGTTTACGTCCTTTCCCTTAATAGAAGGGAGATGTGTACATATCGCAAAAGTAGCGCATAGTACGGGTTTACCACATAAAGTGGTGCAAGATGAGTGAAATTATTTCACCCACTTGCCTAAAACCAAGCTAAGAGCTAGTCCCGCCTGATTTCGAGTGGGAATGCGCCACCCCAATTGACGCGCAAAAGCGTCATGGGGAAACGCCCCGATTCGACTGAAAAACTTCTCAGTCCTACGGGACCCGGCATACCGACTTACAGGTACCTCTGACGGAACTCCGTTATTGGTGGTCCTGCAGTCGATTGTCATCATTTCCTTATTCTGGAGAAAAGCATCCTCCAGTTTTATCGGAAGCTCCAGCGTGTCAAATTTGATGCCCTCTAAGTACCCTCCTATGTTGAGAAACCAATCAACAATGAAGGAAAACGGAATGGCATCCCACAAGATCGCTGGATTCAGCTCGAACCCAAGTGAGTCAAGGGTACCCCTCAACAAACGTTCCGTATTGGTCATTGCCTGAATAGGCAAAGGCCGATACGTAATATGGGCGGTTATCTGTCGCGTGAAATTCACGTTCCAGTTAACAGTCCCCCAGTTTGAAACTACTGAGGAACCTGACTTGCTGATGGTGTCTGAAAGGACCGTTCGTTTGCGCCTTCTCAGGCGGCCTACGGAGCGGTTCCAGTCCCGTATCTTCTGCTGCAAATTCCGAATAGCAGATATCATTCCGGAAATATCCCCAATAGTGGGGATAAAACCATATTGATACTGCAGGTTCTTGTTTGCAACGTTTGGTACGAAGCTTCGACGTGTATTCCAAATCTTCCAGAGTGAACTAATCTGTGCGAACTCAATAATAAAGTTCGGTACAGAAACCTCTGTGAGATCAGGACGCATGGAATCATAAACTGAATCCATGACAGTGCTAGGGTCGGTAATGGCGTAATCTTGAAAATTTACACCAAGTGCAGCTTTCGCTGCCGCCCAGCCTATACCAGAGCCTGTAAATTCGTTTTCAACCGTGTCACCCTGTCCGTCCGCGTGGACGGAAGGTGCTGACAATGGATTCCTATCATCACTGATAGGAGAGAAACCGAATGTGTAGTCAACGATCAGATGTCGACAAGAATTACTCAAGAATCTTTGACTCTTGGGTCGGGTTGAGTAAGCAATCCACTCTTCGCGAGAGCTAAGGCGTTTAATACCGCCGGCGCCCTCCCAAATGAGATGGCCGTCGCTAATGGCTGTTAGCCGAGTATTCGGAACATCCACGTCGCGAACGACCAAACGATGCTTACCTCTGCCTGGATACTTGTAAATGACATTAGACAATTGACACGCTCCTGAGTCGAAGTTAGATCACCTAAAATGGTGAACAGCGCATAGTAGCGCGAAAGGAGGGGCATCCCTTGGACGGGGATGCCCG